TCTAAATTTTCCATCGTTGTAAGTTTTGTCATCGTTTTGTCCTCCTTATTTTCTGCACTCGGGTCTTGTTGCTCTTGAGTATCTGTCGCCCTGTTTTTCAAAGCCCGTTCTCTTTGCTTTGTAGCTGTCAATCAGGCTGAAAAGGTCGGTGCAGTCGAGGTTCTGATCCTGTGCGAAGTCTGTGTAAATCCATACAAGTTCGTTTATGTTTTTGCAGGATTCAAGGTCTTTTTCGTATGCTCTCTTTGCTTTTTTGCTCTGTGTCATGGTGGTTGCCTCCCTTTGTTTTTGTGACTGTATATTAACTCTAAAGTACATATATATCCAGTTAATTCGGAGAATAATATACACAAACATCAGAGAGAAAATTGTGTATATTATGACACTAAAAAACACCGCCGGAGCGGTGTCTTTGAGCCTTATATTTCGCCGAGAACATAATCGAAAATTTCGTCAAGTTCATCACGCGTCAAAACTTTCATTATTTTGAATGCTTTAATCATTCCGGCAGCCTGAGCCGCAATGTAGGTATAGTCTTTGTTTTTAGCTTTTAATTTTTTGACCTCATTCATTATAGCCTCAAGGATTTCTGCTTTTGTCATTGTTCTGTCCTCCTCAAAGCTGCTTAATGCTTTTGATTTCAATGTCAGCGTTGTTGTTTTTTGCCCAGGTGTAAGCCACAAAAAGTGCGCCCTGTGGTGATCTCCTTTTGAGTGTAAAAACTTTCTTGCCTTTTTCGCCTGTGGCTCTGTTCTGATATTCTGCTCTGATTCTGTAAGTGTTCATTAAAATGTCCTCCTTTGTTTTTGTGTCTGTATATTAACTCTAAAGGACATATATATCCAGTTATTTTCAAGCATAAACTACACAAACATTAAAGGCGTAATTGTGTATATTTTTACGCAGAAACGAGAGCAGAAACCCGGCTTGCTCTGCAAACCGAGGCTCTGCTCTTGTTCTATATTCTTTCTGTGTCGCCGTGTGTGAGACTTTTCTTTTCTTTCGGTAAGTTATCGCCTTGCCGCCGTGTCGCGCCGTGTGGGGCTGTGTCGGCCCCTGTGTCCGGCATTAAAGGGTAATCGTTTCACCGGTCAGGACATCAACAACCGTTGTCCCTGTTCCGAATGCCGCTCTCATTTCGTTGAGTTCCTCTGCAGTCGGGGTGTGCTTCTGCTTTCTGTATTCTTCTATGGATTTCAGCGTTTCGATTTCGTTTGCTTCCGCTGTGGCTGTTCTTGAAAATGCCGGGCAGCAGCCTGCGGCTTCAAGAACCTCCGCAAGGTCATCCATAAGAACTCTGCCTATGCAGTTTCTTGCGACCCCGTTTTCGTCAACCGTGATTTTGCCGGCTTCGTATTCTTCAGTAACCTTTGCAATCTGCTGCTCGGCATCCTTTCTCCAGTATTCGCCGAAATCGCCGTTAAGGTCTTTTAAAAATCTTGACATTTCAATGTCTCCCTTCGCTTTTGGTAGCTACATATTAACTCTGGGAAGCACATATATCCAGTAAAAGAGAGTCATAAATGTACCAAACTTCAGGGGTATTATATGTGTATATTTGTCTCGTGAATTTTTGCGATTATCTGTTCCTGCTCTTCCTTTGAAACACCGATACTGTCAAGAGCCTCCCGTGTTCCACAGTCAGGGCATATCGGTCCGTAAGGAGCTATCCGCGACATCGCCGGAACACCGCTGTATGTTTCACCGCATTTCGGGCAGACATTGATTCTGCGTATTCTTTCATTCATTATCTTTCAGCTCCTTTGTTTTTTCGAGTGCCTCATATAAATATCTGCTTTTGAATCTGAAATTCTGATATCCTTCAAGGCAGGTTATCATGTATGATTTTGACGGCCAGCCGTAGGTTCCGACATCGTTCATAATGTAAATGATTGCTTCAAGCGTCTCACCGTCCAGGCTAATTTTCATTTTCTCTCTGCGGTAAAAGGTCGGATAACCTTCATACATGTCAAGGTGTTTCAGGTTCTCCTCCGAAACCGCCCAGACTGCGACCGGCACTGTGCCGCCTTTTTCTTTTTCAACCGTCAGGTAATTGCCGGACTTGCTTCCCCGAAACCGAAGGGAATATCCCTTCAGCTCCGTGGTGCCGACAACCGCAGCTCCGGGGCAGCGGTATCTCATTTGTCTGACATTAAGGTTGCTTCCGTAAGCAAGGTATAAATATCTATTCATTTGAATGAGCCTCCCTTCAAGCCGCTCTGCCGCTGCGGAACGCTGCGTCACCGTCAAGTCTCTTTGTGAAAAGGTCTCTCGCTGTTTTGAATTCGTCGCCGATGAATCCAAGTCGAAGGAGCCAGGTTCTCATTGCGTACTTGGGGTTTTCGTTCTGCTGGGGTCTGCTGCTTGCCTTTGTTGAATCCTTGGCGAGCTGATTGAGTGCGAGGCAAAGCTGAATGTAGCTTTTAAGCTGTCCGGCGTGAAGTCCGCCTTTTCTTTCCGCTGTGGGGTTGTCGAACTGGAAAAGTCTGAATTCGATTGTGCCCTTTGTGAAAGTTGCGTGGAGGTTGAGAATGTGGTATCTGCTTCTGTTGTAATGGTGGCTTCTGCCGTAGTTTTCGCCCTGGCTTGAGTACCAAATGTCTGCGAGGGCTGCCATTGTTTTCGGCTTTTTGCGGTTAAGGGTATTTAAAAAGGCCGGATTAACCGTTTTGCAGTATCGGTTAATTCGACCTATGTCAATATTCAATGCTTTTATTAAAAGTCCTTCGTGTGAAGCCATAATGTTTGAGAGGTTTCTGATTGTTTCCGGGGTGTGTCCGTTTGCACCGATGTGAATGTGAACTCCGCAGCCGTTGTTGGGGTTTGAAACCGCACCCTTGTGTCGAAGGATTCTGACAATCTCCTGCAGGGGTTCGACATCGCTGTAGGTAAGAATCGGTGTAACCATTTCGCATTTCTCTTCTTCGGGTCCGCTGATTGAACTGTCTCTCTGGAATTTCCAAACTCTGCCCCGGCTGTCTTCGCAGGCCCAAGCGTCGTATCCGTAAGTTTCGCCTGCGTAGTAGGCTTGAGTTCCGAAATATCCGGCAACCGCCTTTGCGGCATTCTCCCTGGTGATGTGGTTCATTTCAACCTCAACCCCGATTGTCTGTTCTTTCATTCTTGCTATCTGTCTTTCTGTCTTTGCGTTCATTGTGTTGTCCTCCTTTAATTTTGTGACTGTATATTACCTCTAAAGTACATATATATCCAGTTATTTCGGAGAATAACATACACAAACATCAAGGAGAAAATTGTGTATAATTGTGCTATATAAAAAGCAGTCCGCGGCTGTCATAAACAGAACCGCCGCTATCACCACCACAGCGAACAGCACGGTCAAGAGCCATAATCGTGGCAACCGCACCGTCAATTTTCTCTGTGGATTTTTCTTTGTCCGGCTTGATGTTTTCTGCCGCGTCCCTTCTGACATAGATGTTATCAAGCATCCAGTAAAGCACAGGATTTCCGTTTTGTGCGATACCGCCCTCAAGAACCAGTTTATAAAACTCCTTCGACGGTGGAGACATATCTTTGAAACCCTGACCGAAAGGAACAACGGTGAAGCCCATGTCTTCAAGGTTCTGGACCATCTGTGTTGCGCCCCAGCGGTCAAATGCTATTTCACGGATATTAAATCTTTTACCCAGGTCTTCGATGAATTTTTCGATGAAAGCGTAGTGAACCACATTGCCTTCGGTGGTGTATATGTATCTTTGCTTCTCCCAGACATCATACGGAACATGGTCTCGCCGTACTCGAAGGTCGAGCGTTTCTTCCGGGAGCCAGAAATACGGCAGAACATAATATTTTTCATCATCCCAGGTCGGCGGAAATACAAGTACGAAAGCTGTGATATCTGTAGTGGAGGAAAGGTCAAGTCCGCCGTAACATACACGCCCTTCCAGGAAGGATTCGTCATAGGCAACCTCACAGTTCTTCCACTTATCCATCGGCAGCCATCTTACCGACTGTTTTACCCACTGATTCAGACGGAGCTGTCTGAATGCGTTTTCTTTTGCCGGATTTTCCTTTGCCTCCTGACAGGCCGTTTCGACTTTATCAATACCAACGGTAATACCGAGAGAGGGATTTGCTTTCATCCACACCTTCGGGTCAGTCCAGTCATCGTCAGTGTCCGCACCGTAAATAACGGGATAGAATGTTTTATCGATTTTTCTGCCTTCAATAATATCCTTTGCTTTCTGATGAACCTCATAGCAGATTGATTCGGTGTCCGTTCCGGCTGTGGTTATTAGAAAATACAACGGCTGCATTCTGGCATCGCCGGAACCCGTTGTCATAACATCATACAGCTTACGGTTAGGCTGAGTGTGAAGTTCGTCAAAGACAACACCGTGAACATTAAAACCGTGCTTTGAATATGCTTCAGCTGATAAAACCTGGTAGATACTGTTTGTCGGTGAAAAAACCATTCTTTTGGAGGCAGCCAGTATTTTTACTCTTTTATTCAGAGCCGGACACATTCTGACCATATCGGCAGCAACCTCAAAAACAATCGAAGCCTGCTGTCTGTCGGCAGCGCATCCGTACACCTCTGCCCTTTCCTCACGGTCTCCGCAGCACAATAAAAGGGCAACCGCAGCGGCAAGCTCCGATTTGCCCATTTTTTTAGGTATCTCTATATACGCCGTATTGAACTGCCTGTATCCGTTAGGCTTAATAGTTCCGAAAATATCACGGATAATCTGTTCTTGCCAGTCTATAAGTTCAAAGGGTTTTCCTGACCAGGTGCCCTTTGTATGACAAAGACATTCTATGAAGCTGACCGCATAATCCGCGGCCGCTTTGTCATAATGCGAGTCCTTATCCATAAATTTTGTGGGAACATAATTCTTCAGTTTACGCAAGAAATATCACCCCAGGATTCCGAGTGTGATTAAAAGATAAAACAGCGGAAGTACGACATTAAAAGCAAAGCCGTTCAATGCTGTATATACAAGAGCGGTTATCACTGCTTCGTCACCGTCCACTCTTTATTTAATACAATGTCAACCGCATTTATTGCGTAGAGGAGAATATCATCGTCTTCTGCCTCTTCGTCAGTAATCTTGCGATATTTCTTTTCCACATCGTCATAAACAACAAGCATATTCCAAAGGTCATCGTAAAACGCGGAATATAGGGTAATGGTCTTTGTCGGCTTATCGGTAAGGTCCGGGAGCTGATTGAAAATCTCAATCATTTCATCCGCGTCAAGGTTTGTGAAATTATGGAGATACAGATTCGCGTTCCAGTTTTTTGCAAGAACGATATGCTTAACATTAGCGTTTCTGCTGTTTGAGAGAGCTTTTGTAAAATTTGCATTGATGCAGTTGAGGAAAAGCGTATTGACATTTCCGATAAATTTGTCCGCACCCTGATTGATAAAGCTCTTGGGTAATGTAAGGCTCTTAATTCCAGAAAAACAATCATCATTTGCACTGCCCGACTGTGTAATTAAGCGTTCAAATGAAAGTTCAAGGTTAGTACAGTTATTGAAAGCGCAAGTACCGACAGTAGTAACATACGGCAGATATGCCTTGTGAAGAAATGAGCAGCCCGAAAAACGGCTGTTGTTGATAGTTCTGCCATAAAAATACAGCTCCTCCAGAATCGGAGAAATATTGCTGTTTGTGGTTTCATTCGTATCAAGCTCCAGAACCTTGCAGGAACGAAGGTCAGGCAGACAGCCTTCCTCAACATTCGAGTAAACATATGTCGCAGCGGAGCAGATTCTGTTTTCCACAGAAATCTGATATCCGTTTCTGACAACATAAAGTTCGTTGGGGAAAAAATGCACTTGATCATATTTCAGAGTCATTGCTCTGTCTTTTGCGAGGAAAAGAACGAATACATATTCCGAGCGGTTCTGGCACACATAGTCTGTTTCATA